TCAGCTTTAGCCCGCAACTTGCGAAACTCATTGATACGATCCCAAAGAAGCCCGGTCACAACAATCACAATCCAACCAAACGCCAAAATATTCTTCATAGTGTTACTCATAGAATCTCCTCAATAAAAGCTTGAAATGCCTTGCAATCCACAAAAAACAAAACGAACAATATCACGCAGAAAAACCCCGTCATGATAGTTGCCCAAATTGTTCTTATCAAATGAGATACCATATAGTCCCTCTTCGCATAAAGTGGCGACCATCAATAGTCCACTCGCGGCCTTTACAACATGTTAGAAGCTGTATAGTCTGTTGCGGATATATTCAAGCTCTTTGGCGACAACCGCTAACTTGAAAGCAATCTTCAGCGTCTCGTCATCGGTCCGCTTGCTTAACAAAATTTCCGAGTAGGCTTGAATCATTCCGGTCAGGTTGGCTAGATCGCCAGTGATGCCACTTGAAAGGATATTGTTCTCTGTCATTGTTTTTCTTTCTTTACTAGGGCTGTTGGCCGGCTTAGGTCTATTCGCAACCAAAACGTCCATCGCAAGTGATTGAGTCCTGCGAAGGAAAAGACTCTTCTTTGTAGGACACAATCGGACATCGGATGTCAATACCACGAACATGAAGTCCGCCGAAAGTAATCAACCCGTCAAGCAATCGTGCCTCGTCAACATAACGATGCGTTTCGTTGATTCCATCTTCGTTCACGGTCACGGCGTAATATTTTTTAGAGTTCATTTCTTTTCCTTTGTGTTGAGTTCCGTTTGTGATGTGAGGTATTCTAACTACAGTATCGACGTACTGCAAGCCCAGCCTACACACTATTTCTAAAATTTTCCAAAGTTTTTTGAATTTGTCCTAAGTTGTTGTAAGGCAGTGGGTTAGATTGGTTTGGCGTAAGTTGTTACGGCGTAAAGAGTTACGGCGACGGTGGCCCGCCGCCGAAACCCTAAGCCCTTATGGGACAAGGGGTTACGACGGTTGCTTGCAAACTAGTATTCACAAGGGAAATAGTCGTGAAAGTTGTGGTTCACGCATCCATCCCAAGTTTCTTGCTCGCAGCCATCTTCCTCGTGAATCTCCATCCACAATTCAACCTCGTTCACTTGGTCGTCAATCTGGTTCTCGCAATCAAACTTGCTCATTTCTTTCCCTTTGTGTTGAGTACCCGTTTGTGATGTGAGGTATTCTAACTAGAGTATCGGCCTACTGCAAGCCCAGTCTGCACCTATTCTGGAATTTTTCGTTTTCTCGTTTTCTCGTTTTTTTTGACTAGGTTGCAGCACGTTTTCGTAAAAAACGACTGCCACTTTGGTAAGTGGTGGGGTTTTATCTTCAAAAGGCACGCCGTTTTTATCTGCCATTTTGGCAGGGGTGGTTCTTCCGCAATCACCCCTCCCCAATCACATGTATCACCCAATCCACACCCATAACCCTAGTCCTCGCTACAAGCCGCCGTCTATCTTTGTAAATCACTACTACTCTATAGCAACAATTAAACCAAATGAATCAATCAAGACACCACGGCGAATCAATTAACACGTCACAGCAAATCAATTAAGAAACTACAGCGAATCAATTAAGAAACTACAGCGAATCAATTAAGAAACTACAGCGAATCAATTGAAACCGAGTTGGCCTCACCCATTGCCAAGCCGCCATCAATGTACAACGAGGCCATTTATACCTGTGAATAGACAGGTAATGAGGTTGCGTTCCTAGGCGAGTAGGTCTTCAAAACTTGCAGATTACCAACGCTTAAAGCCGTCAATTTTCACAGGACCGGGTCACATGGCTGTGTTGCCCGGATTAGAAAACAATGCCTACTCCTGGGGTGCTCGTTCACCCGCGTATAACCTAAGCTCTCTGAAGGAGTAAGATGGCGTAACAGCCGGTTGGCCGTAAACTTCACTCCGATTTTAACCATTTTGTACAGATTTTACAGAAAGTGTGGCACTATGCAACCATTGCCACTAATAATAGTCACAAAAGCCCGTCAGACCCGCCGTCTTTTTTCTTAAAATCCAAAATTTATCAAAGTTTTTCGTAACCATCGAGTATTAAATCTGTTACAACTGAGAAATTATTGGAAAATTATTGAAACCACAGGAAATACATTGGAAAAAAGCCGTCTGCGGTGTACTATATAACGACCACATAAAACCCCCGTTATGGAGTTTATTATGACATGTAAAAAGAAACATATACATCAGTGTGATAGTGAAATAACATGCAAGGCGACTGCGGAAGTTGCTGAGCAGGTTGAAGCGGAACTACAGGTAGAGGACCAGGATCTTGAGGAGTTATTAAATGCCGGAAACACGACACACAGTGAAGACTAATGGAATTGGCTTCTTTAAAAAGGACGCCGATGGAAATTTTGTCCTAGGTTCCATTAATGATCTTAGGACAAAGGAAGATTTTTATTTAAAATCCCTAGAGAATGCCAGGATACAATACAGTGAAATACTGGATGTGGTTGGTCTGAATAAGTTATTTTTCGTTTGTTTAACAAATATTGATGATACCAAGCCGCAGAATGGTCAAGTCAAACCTCTTGGCCGTGAGATTTGTCTTGCTAGAATGGAGAAAAGAGGCAAGAAAGTTTATCTTATTAGAGAAACTCCGATGTATCACTGCCATTATAACGAAGATGGCACGGAAACAAAGATTGCAATCAATAAGGAAGAGCCAAAGTTCTATGATTTCTCTAACGACGGCTATTTCTTTGCTTATTGTTATGTTCCGACATCCGTCAATGAATCCTTGCCGGTTGACAACGCGGTTATCTGCTCAATTGAGCCATTCACGCCGTCTCCGGTGGTTTTAGACGAAAGAACCTTATTGGGGCGACTAGATGATGTTATCCAATCAATCGACGGCGATGAGTTGCGGCAGATTTTAAATGGCGACGGGGACTCTTACCTAAAGCTATCGGATCGGGAGATTGAGCACGTTTTTAATGCTATAAAAAATAAGATTACCGATGTTATACGCGACACTAGAGATGCAATTACGACATACTCGGAAAAAATAGACATGCTGAACCGAGATGCTGTAATGTCTTCATCAATTCTTCAGGCAAAACCTGAATACACGGACTCTGACCGCCCCAAAAAGCCACGGGCCGGTATGATTATCTTTAACAATGAAACAAAATCATTCGAGGGCTACAACGGTAAAACCTGGAAAATTTTGAAGATGGAATAAACTATGAAAATCCCGTCAAATATGACAGAATCACAAGTAATTGATAAAATTATGACTATTACGAATCGTATTGCTCCAAAGTATACATTTTACGGCTATTCTTTGGATGATATTAAACAGGAATCATTCATTATCTGTATGGACGCCCTAAAAAGATATGATGAGAGTCGCCCATTAGAAAACTTCCTATCAGTACATCTTTCAAACAGGCTTAAGAATTTTGTTAGAGATAATCATTTCTTGCTTGAGCAAGAAGACAAGGGCCGCATTGTTCAACCGGGCCAACTAGAAAATGACCACTCTATTATAGACTTCTATGAAAAGTATGGAATCACAGATTTTTCTATAGACTACGCAGACATAATCAAAATTCTTAATTCAGAAATTCCGACGTCCATGCGAATGGACTACCTGAAAATTATTCACGATGTCCCAATACCAAAAAATCGCCGTCTGGAGGTTATAAAATACATAAATAATATTTTACAATCCTATGGGTATCTGGAGGAATCTGATGAAGAAGGGTAGATTCTCAGTAGAAGAAATGGATTTCATAGAAAAAAACTATGAGATCAAGACGGCGGCTGAAATAGCCCTAGAATTAGATCGGGACTCAGAGAGTGTTGATCTATATATTAAGCGAAAATTTAAGGTCGGCATTTCTGATATTGAGGTTGCGGCATTTGAACTCGAAGAACGTGCTTATTGGCCTGAGCTTACCCTTCAGTTTTCACAGGATGAGCTTAAGTTATTTCAGTATCACTGGACAAGAATTATCAGCCAGTTTAAAGACGACGTTATCCCAACTGAAGAGTTACAGGTCGTTGATTTAATTAAACTTGAACTATTAATGAACCGTTGCTTAAAAAGCAGTAAGTCGTCGATAGAACAGATTTCATCGCTAGAGGCTTTAGCTCAGCTTGAGAGAGCCAGAGATATCGACCAACAAGATAGAGACGCTATTCTAAATATAGAGCGTCAGATCGCATCGTATCGGGCCTCACAAGAATCTATAAACCGAGACTATCGCGAGCTTCAGGTTAAGAAGAGCAGCATGTTAAAAGAAATGCGGGCTACCCGTGAACAGCGAGTTAAAAGACTTGAAGATAGTAAGCAGAGTTTTACGGGCTGGATCATACACTTAATGACAGACGTAGAGGCTACGAAGAAATACGGGCTTGAGATGGAGAAGATGCGGCTGGCGATGCTTAACGAAAAGAAGAAACTACAGGAATATCATAAGTACGAAGACGGCGTTGTGGATCAGCCGCTTTTAACACCAGAAACGGTAAAAGAATAATGCAAGACATACTACAAAAACTAAAAGACACAAAAATAAAAGGTATGCAACTAGACCCCAACGGGTCTTGCAACGTTGGATGCTGGTATTGTCCAGTGAGATATGTTGGAAATCCAGAGCACGCTAAGACAAATATGCCGAGAGAGCTATTGAGAAAGATATTGCTCAATATGCACGAAGAGAAACAAAGACCAGACGGGTTGGTTCATTCAAGTTTCTCTGGATTCTACACGGCTCACTATAACGAAATTTTATTATACAAACACTTTGATTATTTACTAGAGCTATGTCGTGAATTTAAATTATGTTTTATGGTTCTATCTAACGGGACTACTCTTACAAAGAACAGAGTTGATATTATCTCGGAATACAAAGATGTTATTAATGGAATTAACCTGAACGTTCCCATTTTTACAAGTGCCGAGAAATGGGCAAAGAGAGTAAATTCAAGCCCAAACCTACATGCTCGCGTAATGAACAACATTCAATACGCTATGGATAAGTTACCTGACTACGTTTCTAATAAAACTTTTAGTATTGTTGTGCAGGGAATAACGCATAACTCTCTAACTGAGCGTGGTGGATGGATTAATCTTGGCAAAGACTTCGACCAAGATATTGATCTTGATGCGTATACAGGAGAACACGCCCAAGAGGTTTCAAAAGCAAAAGAATTATTTCCAGGCTTACAAATCTACGGAAACCCAAGTTTGATAGACAGGGCCGGATCGCTAGAAAACATTATTTCTAATAAAGACGCAATTGGAAAATATTTAATGAGAGATAACCAGGATAAAAAGGTGATTGGTTGCGGAAACTCTTGGGAGGTTGGAGGTAGGCCGTTTGGGTGGGTTCATATCAACGCTAACGGGGAATGCTTTTTATGTTGCAATGATTATAATATGAAGGAAACCGTCTTCGGATCTTTTCAAGACGGAGAGCTAAGAGACTTTTGGTTAACTGAAAAACATACACAAATAATTCAACATTCATTTAATACAATGTGTCGCGTTTGTGCTGCCGCAAAATTCAATTAAGGAGACTAAGGAAAAGTGAAAGCAATTATATTCGGAATCACAGGACAAGATGGTAGTCATCTCGCAGAGCTACTTCTCTCTAAGGGATATCAGGTAGTAGGGGTGTCTCGACGAGTTAGTGTAGACAACAGCCAACGTATACGACATCTAGTTGATAGGGATGGATTCGAGTTAGCATCAGGTGATATCACGGACCCGCACAGCGTAATAAACGTATTGAAGGGTAACGGCGTAGTTAACGAAGTTTATAATCTAGCCGCACAGTCACACGTTGCCGTATCGTTCAAGCAACCCGGCCTGACTTGGGATATTACCGGGAAAGGCTGTTTAAATATCTTACAGTCTTTAATTGATCTAGGAATGACAGATACGCGATTTTATCAGGCGAGTAGTAGCGAGATGTTTGGTAAAAATTATGATATTAGTCGCGAAGGTGAAAAATTTCAGAATGAAGATACAAAATTTTTACCACAAAGCCCGTATGCTATAGCTAAATGTGCCGCCCATCATATGACTCGATTATTTAGAGACGGATATGGGATGCACGCCAGTGCTGGCATATTATTTAACCACGAAGGTCCAAGAAGAGGAGAAACCTTCGTAACCCGTAAGATTACAAAATGGATCGGAGAATTCGTTAGATGGAAGGGTTCCAAGAATCCTAATATTGAGTTTCCTAAGTTAAGACTAGGAAATCTAGACGCATTTAGAGATTGGGGCTACGCCGGAGACTATGTTGAAGCAATGTGGTTAATGCTTCAACAAGACAATCCAGACGATTATGTGATATGCACCGGAGAGACACACACGATTGGCGAATTTCTAGATGTTTCATTTTCATATGTAGGTATTGATAATTGGTCGGATTACGTAGTACAAGACCCTGAATTTTATAGACCTGCTGAGGTGGATTATTTACGAGGCGACAACAGTAAGGCGAAATCGAAACTTGGCTGGAAGCCGAAACATTCGTTTACAGACCTAGTAAAATTAATGGTTGACAACGATGTTCAAAATATATAATGAAGCTATACAAAGTACAATTATCTATGGTGTTAGTATTAAGTAGACTGAAAAGGTTTAACCTTGGAAAATATGGATGTAAAGACCCGATAATATTTATAGAAGCTAACGATCCAGACGGAGCTTGTCACGATGTCGTATATCAGCTATACGACATAATGAACGCTCAGAACCCATCAGCAGAGACTAAAGAGTTATTTAAAGACATATTACAAGATATCAGGATAATCAAGGTATCTACAACATGAGAAAAAGAAACTTTGATGATCCAGCCTACAAAGATTGGAGATTGTCTGTATACAGACGTGACGGGTTTATGTGTCAAATGCCTGGATGTAAGTCTAAAAGACAAATACAGGCTCATCATATTAGGAGATGGTCTTCTGCCTCGTCTTTAAGATACGAAATAGATAATGGTATTACTTTATGTAGAAAATGCCACGAAAGCATTTCTAAGTCCGAAGAGCACTATGAATCCATGTTTATAGAAATAATTAGAGGTAGCAAAAGATGACCTATAAAAAGGCTCCTCCATTCACTGTTATTAAAGACACTAGAGAGCAAGACGGCTATACTTTTCTTAAAGAGAAAACCAGCGGTTTCGAGTGCCTCGGTATGATTAATAAGAAACTAGACACCGGGGATTATAGTCTATTAGGATTTGAAGACAAAATATGTATAGAAAGAAAAGCAAGCGTACCAGAATTAGCAACAAATCTAGGTAAAGACAAGTTTAGATTTTTAGAGGAAATTAAAAGGATGAAATGTTTCCCACATAAATTTATAATTCTGGAATTTTCCCTTGAGGACGTTTTAAATTTTCCAAACGGTTCAGGCATACCGGAAGAGCATATAGACTCTATTAAAGTATCAAATAAGTATATGCTTAAAATGTTAATGGAGCTTCAGTTATACGATAATATTCATGTACTCTTTTGCGGAAACCGTAAAAGCGCAAAGTTTGCTACTACGAGTATCTTAAAAAGAATTAACGAAATGTATACTATTGGGAGAAAAATGTGATAAAAAACTGCCCATTAGAAGACGTACACGATTATGGTATAGATATAGAAAACAGGGTTATATACATTAACTCCGAAACAGAATATGAAGGGGAGGAAGCAGGAGTTGACTATAAAATGGCTGCAAAGTTTATAAGAAACATCGACTATCTTAATACCTTAACCAATAAGGTTATCACCTTAAAAATGATGAACTGCGGCGGATGCTGGAATTATGGGATGGCTATGTTTGACGCAATATCAAGATCAAGATCTCAAGTCAACTGTATATCTTATGCACACGCAAGGTCTATGGGTTCAATTATACCACAAGCAGCAAAGCTGAGATATATATCTGAACATGCCGACTTTATGGTTCATTTTGGATCATATCAAGACAGCGGTGAACACAGACAGATAACTAATGGTGTTAAATTTGCAGAAAAAATAATAGATTCCATGCTTAACATTTACGCAGATAGATGTGTAAACGGTCAATATTTCATAGAGAGAGACATGGATAAGAGTAAGACGCGAGCCTTTATTAAGAAGAAAATAGAAAAAACGGTGGATTGGTGGATGACCGCTGAAGAGTCAGTTTATTACGGATTTATGGATAAGGTTATTTAATGTCACAGGTTTTAAAAGATATTAATGAGGCGTGGCTTGGTATTTCAGTAAACGATTCTGAACTATTTAACCCAACGTCTATATTAGACCCAAACGAGGACGATTACCATTTACGGTTAACGTGGTTAATAACTCGGCCAGAATATTTTTCTTTTCTTTGTAAGCATATTTTTAATATTCATATTTTACCATCCCAGGCTTTAATATTAGAAGAGCTATGGAATCGTAAATTCCCGATGCTAATTGCGTCACGCGGGTTTGGAAAGTCTTTTATATTATCGTTGTATTCCATGTTACGGGCTTTAATATTTCCGCACAGAAAAATCGTAGTTGTTGGTTCGGCTTTCAGACAGTCTAAAGTTCTATTTGAGTATATAGAGACAATTTGGAATAATTCTCCAATACTACGTGATATGTGTGATAGCGAGAGCGGTCCACGTAGAGATGTTGACAGATGTGTTATGAGAATTAATGATAGTCGCATCACATGTCTTCCGCTTGGCGACGGACAAAAAATCAGAGGACAACGGGCCAACGATATTATTTGCGACGAATTTGCTTCTGTTCCTAGAGATATATTTGAAACAGTGGTTGCGGGGTTTGCAGCCGTTAGTTCTGACCCAATTGAGAATGTAAAAAAGCTAGCATCCAAGAAAAAAGCTTTTGAACTAGAAGTCGATATAGAAGAAGACAAGAATATAATAACAAGTAAAGATAATCAGATCATTATTTCTGGTACGGCTTATTATGATTTTAACCACTTTGCTACCTATTGGAAAAAATGGAAGTCAATAATTAAAAGCAAAGGGCGAGCAGAAAATCTACGTGAGGTTTTTGGAGGAGAAGACCCACCAAAAGAATTTAATTGGAAGGAGTATTCTGTAATTCGCATACCGTATGAACTATTACCAGAAGGGTTCATGGATGCAACTCAAGTTGCTAGATCAAAAGCGACTGTACATGCTGGTATATACAGCATGGAATTTGGTGCGTGTTTTTCTCGTGACTCTCATGGTTTTTTTAAAAGATCACTAATAGAAACATGCGTTTGTAATGAAAAAAATGATATTAGGGACGCTCAAGGCAACCAGATTGTCTACGAAGCAAAGTTAATGGGGAATAAAGACAAGAAGTACATCTTCGGCGTTGACCCAGCGTCAGAAGTTGACAATTTCAGTATTGTAGTTATAGAGCTTAACCCAGATCATAAAAAAATTGTCTACTGTTGGACAACAACGAGAGATGAACATAAAGAGAAGATTAAAAAGGGGTTTTCCACAGAAAAGGATTTTTACGCATATTGTGCTCGCAAAATCAGAGACTTAATGAGACTTTTTCCGTGTATCCATATCTCTATGGACGCTCAGGGCGGCGGTATAGCCGTAATGGAGTCGTTACATGATACAGACAAGTTACAAGACGGCGAACAACTAATTTGGCCAATTATCGATAACAATAAACCAAAAGACACGGATGGGGAAAGAGGCTTACATATTCTTGAGATGTGTCAGTTTGCCAGACATGAATGGCTTGCCGAAGCAAACCACGGATTGCGTAAAGACTTTGAAGATAAAAATACCCTATTCCCGCGTTTTGATTCAATTGGTTTAGCTACCTCAAACGCGGAAGACGCTTTTAAGGGGAGAATGTTTGATACACTCGAAGAGTGTGCTCTAGAAATAGAGGAGCTTAAGGACGAGCTTGCTATGATACAAATGACACAGACTGCTTCTGGTAGAGATAGATGGGATACTCCAGAAATTATAGTTGCTGCTGGTAAAAAAAGCAAGATGAGAAAGGATCGTTATTCAGCTTTAATCATGGCTAATATGGCCGCAAGAACAATTAATAGAACTCCAACTCAGGCTGACTATGAGTTCTACGGTGGTTTTGCCACAATACGATTTAATTCCGATAAAGAGAAAGAAGAGTCGTATACAAACGGGCCGTCGTGGTTTGTTGAAGGAATGATCGACGTTTATTGATTTTTGTGTATACTCTATAATGAGTATTACATTTTAATTACATTCTAATTAGGGATATATAATATGAGCCAGCGACAATTTACAGTAACTTGGGATGAAAATGATAAGTCTAGTAAAACGTCTGCTATGGGAGAATATTCATCTGCTGGCGATTCATATTCTGGAGTGTTTAAGTCTACCGCATCTCATTATAGAGATTTTAGAAATATTGAACCAAATAAATCCGTAAGACCCGGTTTTACTAGAAACGACTACGACGCTTTTAGGCCAGACGAGCATATCCCCGTTAGACAAAAACGAGCTATTAAAATGTGCATGGACGCATATGACAAGGTTGGCATCATAAGAAATGTCATAGATTTGATGGGAGACTTTGGTAGTCAAGGAATCGAAATCGTACACGAAAATAAAAGCGTAGAAACTTTTTATAAGCAATGGTTCAAAAAGATTGATGGCAAAGAGCGATCAGAAAGATTTTTAAACAATCTATATAGAACCGGAAATGTAATTATTTATCGCAGTACTGCTGCAATTACACCCGCCGTATCAAGCTATATAAAATCCATCGCTGCTGATATTCGTGTTAATGTTCCAAAGTTTGAAAAAAGCGTCATCCCTTGGCGTTATAACTTCTTCAATCCGGTTTCTGTTGATTCACAAAATGGCAAAATGAATATAATGCTTGGCAAAAAGTATTACCAAATTACTTCAACATCGTTTGTTGATAATTTCCGAGACGGGACTATTCCGGCCCAGTATCTCGACACTCTTCCTCCAGACGTGAAAAACAAAATCAAGAATGGTGATAATAAAATTCCTTTAGATCCAGAACGGCTCTCCATCTTCTTCTATAAGAAAGACGACTGGATGGAGTGGGCAAACCCTATGATTTATGCCATTCTTGATGACATTATTATGCTTGAAAAAATGCGACTGGCAGATCTTTCCGCTCTAGATGGGGCTATTTCTAATGTTCGGTTATGGACTCTTGGTAATCTAGAACACAAGATTTTACCAACTAAAGCCGGTATTAATAAAGTCAGAGATGTCTTATCTAGCAATACTGGTGGCGGAACAATGGAGCTTGTTTGGGGGCCAGAGTTAACATATACAGAGTCTAATAGTCAAGTATACAAATTTCTAGGCTCTGAAAAGTATTCATCTGTATTAAATAGTATTTATGCAGGACTTGGTGTGCCACCAACCCTTACAGGACTAGCTGGTAACGGCGGAGGATTCACAAACAATTTTATATCACTCAAAACGCTAGTAGAGAGACTTCAGTACGGCAGAGACCTTCTTATTAAGTTTTGGGAGAAAGAGATTGAGATTGTCAGACAGGCTATGGGTTTCAGAAAACCGGCTCATATACAGTTTGACCAAATGAGCTTATCAGATGAAGCAGCCGAAAAGAATCTACTTATTCAGTTAGCTGATAGAGACATTATTAGTCATGAGACTATTCTACAGAGATTTAAAGAAATCCCGTCTATTGAAAAAATCAGACTTAAAAGAGAACAAAAAGACCGAGACAACGAGTCATACCCAGATAAGGCTGGACCATTTCATAATCCTAATCATAAGCAAGAGATGGAAAAGATAGCCAAACAGGCACAGATTAACAAAACCCTACAAAAAGACAAGGAGAAACCGTCACCCATTAATAATAACGGTAGACCACTAATGAAAATGGATGAAGGTCCACGTAAAAGACGTGTTGACACTCCTAGATCAAAACCGGGAGTAGCCGAGCTTGTTGTTTGGTCACAGGACGCTTTCGACAAGATATCGGAAGTTACTACTGCGGCCTTCTTAGGCTTAAAGGGTAAAACAAATATGCGTAAGCTAACAAAGTCTGAAGTAGCTGAGCTTGAAAAGATTAAACTCGACATTCTCACAAACGTTGATCTTATGACTGACATTACAAATAGAGATATTTATTTAGTATTGTCTGCTAATAAAAAGTCTCCCAAGGTTTTTTCAGATATACTCAAAGAACTGAAGATCACACCGTCCAACATGTCTATAGATGATTATAAGAAAAAGGCTATTGGTCTATTTATAGAACTTGTTATAGACGATAAAATCTAGGATTCGCGTAATTTTGTTTTTTTTGTGTATAATTTCTAGAGGTTAAAATTATGGCGGATATTGAAGTTTTTCAAAAAGAAATAGAAGACGGCGTTGGCGAACTCGTAAAGAGTACTGCTAGCGTAGCATACTGTTCACAAGCAGAAGTCAAAGGACGCGAAAACGATTTAAAAAACGCAATGGCTCATATTTCCAATACCGATGTTATTGGCAAAGTTGTTGGTGAAAACAAAAATCAAATAGATTTATACTATCTGGAGTCTGTTTTAGTTTCTACGGGATGGAACAAGAACGACGATGTGTTTACATCTCAGGCGACATGGGACGCAAGAAACACTCCAGAAGATAAGCAGTTTAACTTTATGCACGATGAGAATGATATCATTGGCCATATAACCGGATCTTACGTTCTGTCTAAAGACGGCAAGAGAGTTACGTCAGACGAAAAGCCAAACGAATTTGATATTATAACACAGGCCGTTTTATACAATAGCTGGACAGAGGAAGAAAACAGAGACAGGATGAAGAAGATCATTTCCGAAATAGAAGAAGGGAAATGGTATGTTTCTATGGAATGTCTCTTTGCTGGTTTTGATTATGCCTTAATCGACAAGTCTGGTAAGGCAAAGGTTTTATCAAGAGATGAGCAATCATCGTTCCTTACTAAACACCTAAGAGCTTATGGCGGAAACGGAGAATATGAAGGGTATAAAATTGGTCGAGCATTAAAGAATATCGCCTTTTCAGGCAAAGGCTTGGTTACAAAACCGGCAAACCCACGTAGTGTAATCCTGAATAAAGACAATACCAGTAAAGCTTTTATTTTGGAAGATAGTTCTAATACTTTATCATTAGGAGAAATCGCAATGTCTGATAACTTAGTGCTAGAGAAGCAAATAGCTGATCTTAAGTCAGCCTTGGCTTCCACAGAGCAGGAAAACAAGGAAATCAAGGCTAGAATCGAAGAAGCAAAAGATCGAGAATTTGCTTCTAAGGTCGAGTCTTTTGAGTCAACCATTCAAGATAAGCAGTCTACAATTGCCGAACTTGAAGAAGCTGTTAAGTCAGCACAGGCTCGCATTGCCGAACTAGAGGACGCACTTAAAACCTCGCAGAGCGAGCTAGCATTAGCCGTTAAGAATATCGGCGAAATGAAGAAGAAAGAGAAGATGGAAAAAAGAATGGCTGCTCTTACTTTGGCGGGCCTAGCCGTAGAAGATGCTCAAATTACTCTAGTCTCTCTAGAAAACCTAGACGACGAAGCTTTTGATTCAGTTGTCGCGGTTATGAAAAAGAAGTCCGTCAAGAAAGATAAAGAGGAAGAAAAGAAAGAAGATGTTAAAGAAGAAGATACGGAGGCAACAGCCGAAGTCTTTGAGGCAGTAGAAACCTCAGAAGCAACACTCGTGGAACTCGTCGTTAATGAGGCCGACAGCCTAGAATCAACGCGAGCCAGCCTGTCTCAATGGATTAGTTCCAACGTTCTTAGTAAGTAAATTCATTTTTTACAGGAGATATAATAATGGCTCTTAAAGCAGATAGAATCGAAGAATCAACAGACATCAGCTTTTTCTACAATGCTGGCACGGCAACTCGTGGTGGTGTTGTTGTTTTAGACGCCGCCAACGCCTCTGGATCAGCGATGGATCAAGGGGCCAACAAGGTAAAATACGCAACAATCGCTGCTAATGAAATTCCAGTAGGAATCCTTTTGAATGACGTTGTTAATAAAGATCTCACCAGAACCCACCTGAATCAGTACAAAGACGAAGTTCAGAAGGGTGGGAAGGTAACAGTTCTTACTCGTGGCCAAGTGACAACAAACAATATCGACGCCGTCACAGTCGCCGCTGGGCAACTAGCGTATGCGTCAAGCGGAACCGCTGGTAATCTCACCAACGTTTCAGCAAAAGGTTCAGCGCATGCAATTGGCCGATTCATGTCAGCCAAAGATGCGGATGGCTACGCTAAAGTTTCAGTTAATCTTCCAAACAATAGCTAATCACTTTTTAATAGGAGATAGAACAATGCCACTTACAGTTAAAGAACGCCCCAGCGACGAATTTATCGCGTTACTCAGAAAATCTGGTGATAACGATATCAATATCGCGACAGCAGCACAACGAGAATTTGCCAAAGCCCTAGAACTTCCTCTTCGTCAGGGTGTTCTAGTTGGCAATATTCTTGGAGATATTTTCGAGACGATCAATGTTGAACCAGGATCTTCAACTGAGTATCCACTCGATCTTATTTCCCCAGGTTTAGAAGGCGAGCATGTCGCTTATACTAATCCTGGTCATGGTAGAATTCCAGAACGATCAGTTGAATCTGATTACGTTACAATTCCTACCTATGCTATTACTTCTTCAATCGACTATCTACTGCGATATGCTCGCGAAGCCAGATGGGACATCGCGGCACGAGCTATGAAGGCGATGGAAGCTGGCTTTGTTAAGAAGATGAACGACGACGGCTGGCAGACGATTTTGGCTGCTGGTACGGATCGTAATATTCTAGTTTATGACGGCGACGCAACCGCTGGCATGTTTAGCAAGAGACTCGTTTCTCTTATGCAGACCGTCATGAGACGTAACGGAGGTGGTAACACTGGTTCGGCCAACCGTGGTCGCCTAACCGATCTTTATGTCTCGCCAGAGGCGTTGGAAGATGTTCGTAATTGGGGCATTGACCAAATTGACGAAGTGACTCGTAGAGAGATTTACACTGCTTCAGAAGGCGGTGCTCCAATTACGCGAGTCTTTGGCGTTAGCCTCCACGATCTTGACGAGCTAGGTGAAGGTCAACAGTATCAAACCTTCTTCACATCAAGTGATGGCCTTGGCGGTGCTGTTCAAACAAGCGATCTGGAACTTGTCGTTGGTCTCGACCAATCGACACGTGACAGCTTCGTTATGCCAATGAAGCAAGCCCTACAGGTCTTTGAAGACCCCGCTCTTCATCGCCAACAGCGAGCCGGATTCTACGGCTGGGCAGAGCTTGGCTTTGGCGTATTAGATAACCGGAGAGTGATCCTTGGATCGTTCTAAGTTGTCTGGTTTATAAATAATAGGGCCACTATCAGTTCTCTGATAGTGGCTCTTTTTTTGTGTATAATACTCTGCATCAACCAAATATTAGGACTTTTTAAGGAGTCAAAAATGGCTGCTTTATCAGATTATCTTGAGTCTGGATTATTGCATCATATTTTCAGAGGACAGAGCTTTCCTAAACCGTCGTCAATTGCGATAGCTCTTACTAGCGGCGTTCCGATAGACTCTAATACTGGCGGAACAATTCCAGAAGTGCCGTCTACAATAAATGGGTCTGGCACAGGATATTCTAGAATACTTCTGGCAAACACCGTTAATAGTGGTAATTCCTATTGGACTTTCGTTAGTACGAATTGCGACATTAGTGGATGTCAAAGCATTATAAAAAATACCACCAATAGAGTCTTTGATACGGCTCTATTAAATTGGGGATGGGTTTCTGGAATAGCTATTTTAGATAATGAAACATACGGGCAGGGGAATTTATTGATGCACGCCCAGCTTGACAACCCTAGAATTATTTACGAAGGAGACAACGTTGTATTTAATTCCGACACGCTGCAAATCAGTTTTAAATAATTAGGAATATACAATGAAATTAACCAAGAATGATTTCCTTACTAATTTAAATGCGTTGATACCAGATAATAGTACTCAACAAATTTCTCCATTAGACATAAGGACGGTAATAACTAACGTTGCAGATTCTACGGTTAATTTCTTAATAGGTCAGACTCTTGATACGACCAATTTTAATACGCCAGAAACCACCTCCACAAGAGGAGGTGTACAGGCTCTTGGTAAATACAGCTTACCCGGATATATTACATCCGGTAATAGTGCTTTTGGGTATCAGGCACTTTATGGTAATTATCAAGGAACTGACAATACCGCAGTTGGAGCATTTACTCTTGGTTGTAATTTGTACGGTAGTTATAATGTTGGTGTTGGGTACACAGCATTAGCCAGCAACGTTAGAGGTTCTGGAAACATTGGTATCGGAAGCCACACGCTCCAATCTAATAAAGACGGCGATTTTAACATAGCTATTGGTCATGGTGCTGGTTATTACATAGGTAATTATCCAGGTAGCCTTTATAATAATAGTTATAAACTATATATAGCATCAGTGCCAATTAATTCTGACACAACATGTGAGATAGAGGCTGGAGTAGGTCCAGCCCCGCTTGTTTATGGAGACCTAAAAGATCTCAAACTCGGCATTGCCACTAAATCGCTTCATAATCATGGGTCTTTACAGGTTGCTGGAGACGCGACGCCTACAATCAGCGGCTCCCACAATGTGGGTAATTCATTTTTCCCGTGGAAATCCGTCAATGAGTTAATTTACTTCTCAGGTGGAAAGGTCGCTGTCGGCACTCCTACGCCGCTTGGGAATTATGGTTTGTTAACGGTTGCTGGACATATTATCCCATCACTAAGCGGGGTGTTCGCTTTGGGACACCCTGAGAGAACATGGGACGGTTATTTTAATGATATTATTGTTAGCGGTACGGCTCATGTTAGAGATATAGAATATACAACCATACAAGAATGTGTTTATGATTGTAAGACACTCCATCTTGCAAGCAGCGGAATGTGTGACGGAAATCCGTTTGGTCCAGTTTGTGGATACTTAGATGACGCCGGTGTTGATGGGGCCGGATTTATTGTACACACTAGCGGCTCTGACTATCAGCGTGACTACAAATTTATATATAAACAGCCAGACCTAGCATTAACATGTCTAGAAGACGATGATGGATTTTCTAGGTCTCGTTGGTATTCTAACATCTCAATGGAGATTGAAAGAGGTAGACATCTTAAGACAGATAGGATTATCGCTCAAGATTCATTATCACTAGTTTCCAGAAGCGGGTGTTACGGTTTATTTATTAATACAGACCCGTCTGATAGTGGAAATAAGGTTTATTTATCTCCAGAGTCATGCGTTGGTACACATCCGTATTCATCTGACATCAATCTTTACGGAACTCCGTCTGGAGCAAACTTTGATGTAGCCACCATGTCCCTTGGGTCTGGTGTTACCGTTTCTCACAGCTTTTTAAGTCGCACAAAACTTTCTAGTCCAGTTGGGTTTAGACTGAATTATTATGACGAAGCAAACATAAATAAAGACAGATTTACAATAAAGAGACATGGATATATAAACCCTACGTTGACTTTTGAACCCGTTGTGGTAATGTATGGTACTAACGGCGTATTTGGTATAACTGATAAGCCATATACAATTGCGCCAATTTTACCCAAAACCATACTTCATATTCAATCAAACAATAATGCTGATGTTAGAATTACATCAAGCGTATTAAGACCAAGAATACAATTAACACGGTCTGAAGAAAGAGAGACCGGTGTTGAACTTTCTTATAGTCATCCAGACATATTTGACGTTTCATTTTTAAGACCAACTGGAGTTACTGGTCTGGCTAGCGGGGTACTGTCTGTTTCTACTACAGGCGTTGTTATCGGATCTACTCAGACGGAGTATTCATCAAGACTACCAACTCCAGCTACACCGCTTGTTATTCATCACCAGTCAGTAAATAGTGGTACTATTTCAATGAAGGAGCAGTCTGCTTCTCCTAATAATATTTCTGATTTTGGAAGTATCTACATTAAGCCTTATGCTTACGACGGACAAACACAATCGTTCTTCTTTAAAGACGACGGCAACACAGAATATAACCTCATACAGAACCCAAAAGATACGTCAAGTAATTTAGTATATGTTGACGCAAATGCTAATACCCATGCAGGGATAAGGTCTCCAAACTCCAGGGTCAATTTAGCGACCACGCACAATACAACTTATGGTTTTGAATCCATGAGTGGTGTTACAACTGGAAACAGAAACACGGCAATTGGTTCGAGAAGCCTTAGAGAGACAGGAGGAGGAAACGACAACGTATCCATAGGAACTGATAGCTCAAGACGAATTGTCGGAAGCTACAATACTATTCTAGGGTCGTGTGCTCTTGAGGCCGTATCAACAAAAACATCTAGTAATAACGTGATTATTGGTTATAGAACGGCTTACAACCCCTCCAACAGTTTTAATAATGCTATTGTCATTGGTTCGGATTGTATGTCCAACACCGTAATACCGAATTACGGGTTGTTTATTGGTTTTGGAACCAATCCACTTATTAGTGGCAATATGTTAAACAGAACACTAAGCGTAAATACTGGCGATTTTTCCGTCAATAATGGTTCTATTAAAGTTAACAACTCATCAAGCACACAGTCATTCGCAATCAGAATGAACAGTAGTGCGAATTATTTCTACGAACATAGACGGCTGGTTCCACCCGAAGCAAACAAAGATATTG